ATGGTTTGTGTTGGAATTGATGTTGCCAAGGATAAGCATGACTGCTGTATTCTTGATTCAGACGGAATGGTTCGTGCTGACTGCTTTACCATCCCCAACAACATGGATGGATTTAAGCAGCTGCTTCAAACGATTCGAAACTGCACCAAAAAGTCAGACAAAATAAAAGTAGGACTTGAGGCTACCGGACATTACAGCTACAACATTCTTGGGTTCCTTCTTGACAACGGTCTGCCAACTTATGTCATTAACCCTTTGCACACTAACCTGTACCGAAAAAGTCTCAGCCTTCGCAAAACCAAAACCGATCGTGTGGATGCAAGAACGATTGCAACTATGCTATTGTCCGATGTAGACCTCAAGTCCTACACGGATATAGCATACCATAACGAAGAGCTAAAGTCACTAACAAGATACCGATTTGATAAAGTTCAGGAACGCGCTAAACTAAAGCAATCGGTGTCCAGATTGGCTACGATTCTGTTTCCCGAATTGGAAGGGCTTGTTTCGTCTATCCATGGCACTTCAATCTACGCACTTCTCAGCGAATATCCCGGTACAAAGCAAATTTCAGAAGTCCATCTTACCAAGCTGACAAACCTTCTTACAACAGCGTCCAAAGGACGCTACGGAAAAGAGAAAGCCATCCAGATTCGAGAGGCAGCCAGAGCTTCTATTGGCTCTGTCATGCCTGCCAAATCTTTGGAATTGAAGCATACCATTAAACTCATTCAAGAACTTGCCTCCGAGATCAACGAAATCGAAGATTCTATTCAGAAAATCATAGATGAGCTCAATCCACCAATTCTCTCGATTCCCGGCATGGGAGTAAACTCCGCTGCTGTGATCCTTGCAGAAATCGGGGATTTCTCCAATTTCAGTTCTCCTGACAAAATTCTTGCTTACGCTGGCTGCTCTCCATCTACATACCAGTCCGGAAAACTCACGAACTGCTATGCTCACATGGAAAAACGTGGCTCCCGCTACCTGCGACATGCCCTTTACAACGCAACCAAGTACGTCTGCTACTGGAATCCTGTCTTTGCTGAATACCTTGCCAAAAAACGTGCCGAAGGAAAACACTACAATGTTGCCCTGTCCCATGCCATGAAGAAACTCGTTCGGTTGATTTATGCCTTACAGAAATCCGGGAAAGCATATCTTGCAGCTGCATGATTTTCTCCTGAGCCTGAGCTAATTCCAACAGAAACTTAGCTGGCGCAGCGAACCCTTGACGAACCGAAGCATTCAAATGCTATCCTGTTTGTGCGAGGGCTGGCTGGGCTTGCTTTGCTGTTTTCTCCGTCGCCCTCGCTGCTCTGATTCCAGCATTTGAATGCTGTTTGTCAGGGGCAGCGGTCGGTTGGCGGATTTTTTCATTTTGGGGCTTGACTTTTAATAGTTAGTCTCCTTAAATTTCAATGATAAAAGCTCTAAACTTCTCTTTGTAGAAATCCATTGCACTCTGCGGCAGGGAAGTTAGATTCCCTTCGTTGTCACATCCGGCCAGAAATCCCGGCCCGGCAAGAACATCGGCTCCATCCCACAGCGGACGATTGAGCGGCAGGCCAAGCAGCTTGCCTTCATCGTTGCAGACCAGTGTGACCTCTGAACCGGTATCACTCAATGTGATGCATTCGATCAGCCCGCCTACAAAGTTCTGCATGGCTTCAAGGGTGTTGTCCAGTTCGATCTCCTTTGGCAGCTCCATTGGCAGGAGCGCAAGGACTTTGATTTTTTCTTCTTTCATTGTATGCCTCCAAATAAAAACAGGACAATCCACGCGGACTGTCCTGCAAAAGTAAAGGGAGAGCATCCGAAGACACTCTCCCAGTTGTACATATAATTTTTTGCTCAGCTGATGCCAAACTCTTTCATCAGCCGAGCACGGTACTCCTTATCTTCAGAAGCCCGCTTTGCATCTTCAATACGGTTCTGATCGAACAGCTTCTTCATCAGCAAAGCCAGCGTATCTTCCCCTTCGGCTTTTCCCTTTGCAATGCCACGGTTTTCCACTTTATCAAGCACATCGCACATATTGTGTGGGCCTCCAGTATAGTGTTTATTTTTTGCGTACCATACAACGCTTTTTGAAGAATGCGATGCCATAGCAGAGGATGTCATCATAGTCATCCCGGAAGTCTGCTGCGTACATCCGGTCATTGATCTGCTGAATAGCAGTATCACAGGCATCCGGCAGAGCATCCAGAGTTTTTGCATACTTGGCTTCAAAAATCGCCACACGGCCATTGCGGATATCCTTTACAATGACATCGCTGCGACCCTCGCCATGCTCTTTGTTGGATTCCACCACATAGCCAGCACCAGTAAAGATGCCCGCAAGGAAAGCGTGGTAAAAATCCTCCCGGTAGTCGTGGTAGCTGATGGTCATGCGAAGCAGCTTGGTCATTTCCTTTGTCAGAGCTTCGCTGTTTCCGCTCCAGACTGCATCAAACAACGGGCTGCGGTTCCATGCCTTAGCGCTGTCGTCAAACCATTTGCTTACAGTGGTTTCAAAAATTTCCCGAATCTCTGCATTGGGAATCATCAGCGCAGAGCAGCCATCCGGCAGCGAATCCGTCAGATCCTTATCCCGCACCTTGGTCAGATAGCCTGTCAGATACAGCACACTCCAAAGATTTTCCTCAGAGGAGTGCAGATAATCGTAGGTCAGGTTTTCTTCAATATGCTGAACGATGAAGCCGCCAGCCATCAGCGTTTCGAGCTTCGTGGTGATATTGTCACCTGCATAGTCGATAAAAGAACGGATAATAGCATTATCACTGGTGTTTTTCCAATAGCTTTTCGGCTTCTGTGCTACACCATACTGGAAATCTCGCAGATAACTGATCACGTCCCACGGACAATAAATGTCTGCATCGCCAAAATGATAACCGTCGTACCATGTCTTGATTTCAGCAGACTGCGATTCAAGATCAGCATCTTTCAGCATTTGATCTACATCTGCCTGTGTAAACCCAAAGGATTCGCTCAACCGGGGAGAAAGAATCGTATCCGAAACAAAATTGTTCGTCCCGGTAAAGATGCTTTCTTTTGCAATTTTCAGGCAGCCGGTAATAACAGCAAAGTCAAGCGAAGTATTGTCTTTGAGCGTGGTGCTCATCATAGCCCGCATCACGTCCAGCATCTGCGAATAATATCCGTTGCTGCTGGCTTTTGCAATGGGAACATCATACTCATCCAGAATGACGACCGCCGATTTTTTGAAGTGGATTTCCAGCATCCGGGTCAATAGCAAAAAGCAGCTTTTGGTTTCATCTATGGATGCAGTGCGTCCCAGAATTCGCTTAAAGATGCCTTTGTCATCGTCAGAAATAGCATCGTCATCCAAAAGAAACTGATAATCCTGAAACGCAAATGCCAGTTTCATGCACAGCATTCCATAGGCACTTTCAAAGGTCAGACCGTCCGTGTCCTTGAAAGAGAAAAATACCACAGGACACTGGTTCATCCATTTTTTGCAAAGCTCTGTATTTTTGGAGATTGCCAATCCCTCAAACAGTTGCTTGCTGTCTTTGCGGATATCCAGAAAATTTGCGAGAGTGCTCATACCAAGGGATTTTCCGAAGCGACGAGGGCGAGTAATCAATGTTACTTCAGCGATACCTCCGCTAAGAAGTTCAGAAATCAGATTGGTCTTGTCGATATAATAATACCCGCCTTCTCGAATCTTCTCAAAATTCGAGATTCCGACAGGAAACTGCAAATCTTTCATGCAATGCTCCTTTCCGCTCACAGAGGAGAGCTTTCAGAACTCACTACTGTAAGTGTACCATGAAATATAGAATCATACAAGAATCAAGTGACATCGAAATAGAGCAGTTTTATTATGCTACGTTCAATCTGGTGGCTTTGTAGCAGTCGGCGCACATTCCCTCATGGGTGGCTGCAAACTCTGCCGCCTGCATGATGGAGCCATCCTTCAGCTTGACCCTCTTGATGGGCTGGTTGCACCGGGCGCAGATGCAGGGCACAGGCGGCTGTTCCTGCTTCTGGCTGGTGGATTTCGGTTTCGGCTGCTTTTGCGGCTCTGATTCCGGCTGCGGTGCAGCATCTTCCGGCAAATCCTCTCCGGCATAAACGTACAGGCCAAGACCAAACATAGCAAGGTTCTTCACCAAGCACCGCATGATAGCCTTATTCACATCGAACATGGAGGCTGCTTCTACGGTGCGTTCTTCCATGCCGACTTTCTCACGGCGGCGGGTCTGCGGATTGTAGTCCCATTTCGGGGTGGAGTAGGTGTAAGGCACAGCCTTCATGGCTTTGTTTGCGCCATCCAGTACAGGCAGCCACATTTCATGCGAAACGCCCTCAATCGTGACTGAGGTATACACCATGAAGCCGGTTATGGGGTCATAAACATAGGGCAGGCCGTTGAATTTCTTGACCTCGTAGCTGGCAGCGGGATACAGCTTCTTTACCTCTGCCCAGGCATACGCCCAGCTTACATATTTCAGCTCGGTATTGCCGGACTTTTTGACTTCCAGATGATCTTTGAAGTCAATAGCAAATAATTTTACGAATGGATTTTCCATAAGAATGCCTCCAATTCTGATAAAGAAAAAGGGCACAACAGCGTCAACTGTTGTGCCCCATGATGTGAAAATTACGGATTGAGCAGAAAATCAATGATGTTTCGATGAATGATTCCGTTTCGGCTTAAATTCGCCAAATCACCACTGATAACATACTTAGGATAGTTGTCGTGCAGTCGCTCAAGATTACCGAACTCCCGTTCTTCATCGGCGGGAGTGATCAGGTAAGCAACCTGAATATAGAGCTTTTCATCTCCACGGTAGCAGATAAAATCAATTTCGGTGTCGTCCAGCTTGCCGACCTGAACTTCATAGCCACGGCTCCGCATTTCCAGATATACGATGTTCTCATACAGCTTGTTGCTGTCAAGTTTTTCGCTTTTCTTGATAACGTTCCGCAGCCCAAGATCGACTGCATAGTACTTTTCTGTGCTGGACAGGAGCGCTTTTCCTTTGATATCATAGCGGCTTGCATTCAGAAGGATAAAGGCTTCCTTGAAATAATCAACGTAGTTCAGTACGGTAGCAGTGGTTGTCTTGATTCCTTCCGAAACCATGCGTCCACTGATATTACGGGCAGAAAACGGATTGCCGATATTGTCCAGCAGGAATGCAAGGACATTACGTAATGCGGTCTGTTCGCGAATATTGTGGCGCAGCATGATGTCACGGACAATGATAGCCTCGCAAAGATCGTCCAGATAGGTGGTGATTGAATGATCGTCAGGGAGGAAGAAACGCTGCGGAAAACCGCCGTACTTCAAATAGTCTGCGAAGAGCTTTTCATCCGAAGTATAGGTTCCGTTTTCAATGCATTGCTGTTTTGCTTCGGCCAGCGAAAAGGGGAAAACCTGAATCTGGATGTATCGTCCGGAAAGATAGGTTGCCAGTTCGCCGGAAAGCAGCTTGGAATTGGAGCCGGTCAGGTAAATATCACAATCGAAATCGACACGAAGAGAATTGATTGCAATCTGCCAGCGCTCCACCTCCTGAATCTCATCCAGAAGAATATAAATTTTGCCGGTGCAGCCTTCCGCTTTTTTTGCGATGTAGTCGTAAAGCGTTTCTGCAGTACGGGTGTTGCGGAAGCGCATGGACTCAAAATTGGCCTGAATAATGTTCTGTGCGGGAATGTTGCGCTGGAGGAGCACGTCCTTGATCTGACCGAGAAGGACTGTTTTTCCACAGCGCCGGATTCCAACCAAAACTTTGATCAGATCCTGATCGATAAAAGGAATGATCTTATCCAAATAACTTTTGCGCAGAACCATCGTGCATCACCTCATATTCTTATCTTAGCATACAATTATTGTTGTGTAAACAGTATTGTGCTTTTCTATTAAATAAAAATAGCTGAAGCGCGAATTTTGTGTGCCTATAGGCGTACAAAAATTATGCTGCATGGATAATGGTAAACCTGCGGCTGCTTACATTCTTGCTGTACCGATTGAAAATATCGGGCTGTTCTTTCTTCAAACGCTGGGAGTCTACCCGTTTACTTTCGGAGGATACCCAGGACACCTTGTAGCCCGGTGCTGTGCCATAGGCGGCATCCTGCATTTGCAGCTTGACCTGTTGCTCGATAGCCATCTTTTCCTGTTCCATCTGCTCGATTTGATCAGAAAGCTCCTGCCGCTTATCCAACAGGTCGCGGATGGGATTCAGATCGGCAGTTTTGTTTCGATCATCTGCAGAGTACAGCTGATTGATCTGCTGTGTATCCCCCTCGCTTCCGGTAGGTACAGGCGGAATTTCGGGCATCACGTTGTATTTCCAGAAGTGCTCTTCCTTGGCAATGAGGTTGTTCAGAACTTCTTTGTCGGTTGTGATCTTGTGAATCACCAGCTCCTTCCCGAAAATCAGAGCAGCAATGTACCAGCAGTCAAAACCGCTGACAGCCAGATAGTGATTGACCTGAGCCATGTAATGTGCAGGGATTTTTCCATCAGCCCATTTGTCCGCAGAAAACGGTGAAACCGTTTTGCATTCCAGTCCTGCTTTCTGCCCGACAATCAAACGGTCAAAGTCCGCCAGAAGCAGTGGATGATCCTCACTTTGGTAGATGGCGTTTGCACGGCGCACCTTCAGACCGGTTGCTTCGGTGAAGCGCTGTGCCACATAATCCTCCAAGTCACGACCCTGCCGCATGGCCTCGTTGTCGATATTTTCAGTGGTATCACTGATTTTATCGTGGTACACCTGAAATGCCGAGCGGTAGGGATTTAGACCAAGAATAGCCCCGGCATCGGTGCCGGTAATACCGCACTTGCGGTAGCGGAACCAATCCTCTTTGGACAGGTTCAAAGTTGAAATCAATCTTTTCATGCGCTTTGCATCCTTTCTTTCATAATAGATTCGGCAAGAATGAAGTCATATTCCACCAAGTCTTTCATGATCGTGGAAAAGTCGCTGGCCAATGAATGGCAAGAGCCAACCCACAGGTCGTAAAGAAAATCCAGAATATTATTTTGCACCCTGAGATGGTTCCAGTAGCGCTCCTCCAGTCGGCCCTCGGATTCCAAAACAATAATGGCGGTGCTGATGGTACTTTTCATCGTGATCTCATAAGCCATGGTAACGCTGATTTCAGAAGCACTCTTCTCAACGTTGTCAAAAAATTCCGTGAATTCCCTGAAAATGCGGTTATTTACATCATTCATGGCTTGCTCCTTTATGCTGCTGCCAGCACCATCTTGTAAGCCTTGTCGATCATGGGGTTGCCCTCTGCGGTGCGCAGGAACAGGTTCTCGTTGTAGTTTTTGGTCTTGCGGAGAGGGTCTGCGTGGGTGGCAAAATCGGAGACTGCGTTGATAAAGCGCCAACCGTTTTTGCCGACCGATTCCAGATCCGGTGCGTTATAATAGCGAGCCTTCAGATCTTCCTGCAAGCGCAGGTTATTCTTCCGCTGGCAATCGGACAGGTCCTCAGAAATCGGGAAAAACTCATTGATGAACTCCTGCACCTTGTGATCGGATAAATCGATGCGAGCCAGCTCTTCGCCACGGTTGCCAAGTTCAACCATATAGTTGCTGGCCAGCTGCAGGGTTTCACGGGCATCCTGCACGCGGAGCAGAACATTTTCGGTGTGGCGTGCAGTCCAGCTGCGCTTTGCTGTATTCAGCGCAAGGTTCAGAGTATTCTGGCAGACCACGCGGATTGGAGTCATGGCCACTTTCACACCAGAACTGCCGTCATGACTGTTGAAGATCACAAGATATGGTACTACTTGATCTCCAGCAATAAGATATTTCCTCGGAAGCCTTGCCAACATCCAGACCTTTCTGCCGCCCTGCAGGGAACCGGCAGTTTCATAAGTGACACCTTCACCCAGCAGATCATCGGTGAACTGGAATGCTTCCTCATTCTGGACAATGCGGTAGCGATCAGATACCACGCCTAGAACAGCATCATCGGTGCTGCGGACATTTGCGCGATAGCCGGGGATCATAGCACCTGTGTCGGAATAGATATTACGGCTTTCCACCTGCCAATCCAGACCGGCCAGTTCCAAGGCTTCACGGCTTGCAGGGGCATCCATGATGATCCGGCCAAGGCCGTGCCAAGGGGTCTCACGGACAGAGAACATCGTTTCAACATTTGCGGGCATAGTAAAATCTCCTTTTCAGTGTATTTTGTTCAATCGTTGTTTTCCATTTCTTCAGCGATGCGAACGAGGACTTCCACCAGGACGGTGCCAACCTCTTTGACGATTTCGGACCAAAAGTTCATAATGCTTTCTCCTTTCTGCGCAGCTGCGCTTCAAAATACGATGGTAATAATGATAGTGATGGTGCGGAATAACAAAGTGCTCACCTCCAGACATAAAAAGACCCTGAGTCTTTCGACTCAGAGGCTTTGAATCATGATTATTATATCTGGGTGAAAAATGGAAATTTGAGAAAGCTAAAGAGAGGGATTTATCATAAAAAA